TGTACCAGGTTTACTTACTGTGCTAGTATCAGAACCTTTCATGGTGTTATCATAACTATCGTCATATGCTTGTAGTTCAGGCATACTGCTACTTAGGTCAACAGTACCTTTGCTTTCATCAAATATACTCATTATAACATTTGTTATAACACCTAGCTTTTTAACTTTAGCAGGTGGACTAATATAAATTGGTGTGCTAAATCCTAGTGTAGCAACATCAATGTCTGATTCAGTTCCTACAGGAATACTTCTTGAACTAAAGTTAATGTTTTCTAAATTAACAACTGATAAAGAAGTCCAGTCTACATAGTTGTCTGTTGTTTGTATTTCTAAACTTGGATTGAACAGCATTAATATCTGTTCCATGATTTGTAATTTTTGTTCTGTGTTTGTTGACCAAATATCTGCTGATAATTGCAAAGTATAAGGCGTAGGCATTAAACGTTCTACTGTGTAATTCTTACCTTGTGTGTTTAAATATTCTTTACCTGTATTATCATATTCACGTTCTCTTAAATGTATCTTACCTGTGTATGTAGAGTCAGCAGTTCTTGTTCTATCCATCTCCATACCAGTAACGTGTACACCTATACGAGGAGCACTTGGAATTTTGTTTTCTGAATTATCTCTAATCAAATGTCCTACTTGTCTAGTAATGTCACCATACATAACAGGAACCTGTACTAACGCACCTTTACCATCAGCATAAGAGAAGTTACTCATTAGGCGAATAATCTGCGTAATGTATCTTCTAATTTGTCCGTCGTAAAAATGTTGCATTATCTTTTACACCCACAATCTCTAATAAAGAAATGCACAACTGCCATTGTAAACCACATCCATGTCATTTCACCTACACCAAGTAAGCTAGGCCCGTGGTTCATATGTCCCATGTCATTATTTAAAAATATAACACCTAAAATTAAAAATAGCAATCCTGCAAATTTATGTCTCATTAATTATCGCTCCTTGGCTTTAATGCCTTACTGACAGGTTGTCGTTCTTTAACTGTTTCTCCGCCAATATTAGTAGTTGTTGAATTGTTTATAAATGTACCTTTTTGTGTATTCTTAGTATCAGTGTTAGACATATCAACTCTTACATTATCTTCCATTTTGGTCCAACGTTGTCCGTCAAACCTAAACAATCTATTTGGCATAAAGTCTGTCCTTAAAAAGTAATCACCTTTGATTTGATTAAGTGGAAAACTTCCACCATGACCAAATGCTTCACCATTTGGTGCAATACCATCACCTAACAAGTAACCATCGTAACCTGATCTTTCTGGTGTTTGGTTAACTCTATCTGCAAGTAAACCTTGTTGTGAAATATCTAAATTGTTTATATCAGTTGTAACCATTTCAGGTTTACCTGATTTGTCAACTTGTAATGTGTATAGCTGACTTGTTTCGTATCCTGACTTACCTGCGTCTGCTTCTGCTTGTTGAACAACAGCATTGTTAATTTGCATTTCTTTTTCATATGTAGAAAGAACATCACGTAATGTATTTGTACTTCCTTCTTCTGCTGGTAAATCAAGTATTTCTTTGAATTCTTGTGAGTCAACAATTTGTTTCATCTTGACTCTGTATAAATGTGGATACCAAGTCTGTGTAAATCCTTCTGCCGCTCTGTTTACATCTTCAACTACGTAAAAACGTTTTAGTGCTACTTGGTAATCATTAAGAGCATACTCGTCTTTTAAGTGTGGTAGCTCTATTACGTCACCTGGCATAATCTTACGTCCGAGTGTTTTTACACTATAGTTGATAGGTATTGTCATAAACAATACATCATTCTGTAGGAACAATCCAAATTGACTCATATCAAAGTCAATATCTGCAACGTTGTAAATACCACGTATTACATAAATGTCTGGATCATACTTTCTATCCCTGTTTTCAAGGAATAGCATATCTTGTATATTAGTTTCCTTAACAGCATTATACCTAGGTTGAGCCGGTGTCGCATCGGCTTCATCAGGATTAACTGGTCCTAAATACTTGTGGACAAATACGTCTGTACCACCTATAGTGAACATCTCCTGGATGGTCTTATCTAGGAAATCGTAATCTTTGCCCTTTTCGGGTTTGTATAAACTGAGTCTTGGCATAACATTAGTATTTATCGAACGTATAAATACATATGGAGACGAAAGATTATGGCAGATTTGACAACACAGAAACAAGAAGTATTTGATTACATTAACCTAAGTTTAGGCGGTGGTATGGTGGACGTAGAGCTGGATCCAGCACACTACGAAACAGCATTGAAAAAATCACTATCAAAATTTAGACAAAGATCAGATAATTCTGTAGAAGAGTCGTATATATTCCTTCCTACAATCATTGATCAGAATACATACATTTTACCTCAAGAAGTAGTTGAAGTAAGAAAAATATTCCGTAGATCAATTGGTTCTAGATCAGGTGGAGGAGATGGTGGTACATTGTTTGAACCATTCAACCTGGCATACACAAACACATATCTTTTAGCAAGTACTAACATGGGTGGATTAGCAACTTATGATATGTTCAGTCAGTACCAAGAATTGGTAGGAAGAATGTTTGGTTCATTTATTGAATTCAAATGGAACACTACTACAAAAGAACTTATGGTACTACAACGCCCTAGAGCAGAAGAAGAATTACTACTTTACTGCTACAACTATAGACCAGATTCAGAATTATTAAAAGATTACCTAGCCCAACAGTGGATCAAAGATTATGCACTCGCTACTTGTAAGTATATGCTTGGAGAAGCAAGAAGCAAATTTGCCACTATAGCAGGACCACAGGGTGGATCAACACTAAACGGTGATGCACTTAAGAATGAAGCCATTGCTGAAATGGAAAAACTTGATACTGAGCTTCAGACTCAGATTGCAGGTGGTGTTGGCTACGGTTTCACAATTGGCTAATAACTGCTTGACTTTTAGATAAATCTATAGTAACATACATATATTAATACTTAAAGAAAGGAAACTTCTATGATCGTAGGAATCTGCGGACTTATTGGATCGGGCAAAGATACTATTGCTGATTATTTGATTAGAAAACATGATTTTGAAAAGATCAGCTTTGCTGACAAACTTAAAGACTCTGTGAGTGTTATGTTTGATTGGGACCGTGAGCTACTAGATGGCAAAACCGATGAAAGCAGAGCATGGAGAGAAGAAGTTGACGAGTATTGGTCAAAAGAAACTGGTGAAACAATTACACCTAGGCTAGTATTACAACTGTTTGGTACCGAATGTATGCGTGATGGATTTTACGATGGTATATGGGTAAGCCTAACAAAGAAGAAAATACTAGACAATCCCGGCAAGAACTTTGTTATACCAGATGTACGTTTCCCTAATGAAGCTAAAATGCTATATGAGATCAAAGGTCAAGTATGGCGTGTAAAACGTGGTGATGATCCGCAATGGTTTGTAGACTACAGGGACTATGGAACAGAGCCTAAAGAAGTACACCCTAGTGAATGGGCTTGGGCACAAACTAAATTTACACAGATTATTGAGAATAACAAGACCGTTAACGATCTTACAGATCAGGTACGAGATCTCCTTGTTTCCACTTAAACCCTTCCTTATATATAATTTTACTACAATTAGCACACACGGTCTTTAGATTACTAAACCTGATGTTGTTCATGTCACCGTCTACATAGTAGACTGAAAATTGTTCCTTGTGTTTGCTTTTATACCCACACTTGTCACACTCGTTCTTTTTAGTATAGCCTGACTGTTTGTACTTGGAATATGCGGTACGTGGCTTGCCATGCCTAACACATGACTCACACTTGCTTCGATAGAAAGGTTTGCCCTTCTTGTAGTAGTTGATTGCTACAGGTTTCTGTCCACATTCACATAAAGGTCTCATATATGTATTTACCTGCCCTTTTTGATCCCTTTTTCACCGTAGTTATACCATAGGTTTATGCGTTTTGGTATAAATACTTGTAATATGCTAACAGGAGAACTAAAATGGCTTTAACATCACCAGGAGTACAGGTTTCCGTAATCGACGAAAGTTTTTACACGCCGGCGGAACCAGGAACAGTACCAATGATTTTCGTTGCGTCTGCACAGGATAAACAGAACGCATCAGGAACAGGTACAGCAACAGGAACACAAAGTAAAAATGCGGGAGTACCGTATTTGATTACTTCACAAAGAGAATTAACAGAATTGTTTGGAGATCCAACTTTCTATACAGATTCTAACAACAATGCGTTACATGGTAACGAGCTTAACGAATACGGATTACAAGCGGCTTACTCATACTTAGGAGTGGCAAATAGAGCTTACGTAGTTAGAGCAGATTTAAACACTACAGAGCTAATTGCAACTGCAACTGCTCCAGCGGCAAACCCAGCAGACGGAACATACTGGTTTGATACTGCTAATAGTGTATTTGGAATCTTTGAATGGAATAGTGCTTCAGCATCGACAACTGGTGGTCAGAGCTTTAGCAATAAACTTCCAACAGTAATTACAGATGCAACTAAGGTAACAGGCGGAACACCTAAAACTTCTGTTGGCGCAGTAGGTGACTATGCCATTGTTGCAACTACAACTTTAAATAAATTCTTCTACAAAAACGCAAGTGGTACTTGGGTACAAGTAGGTTCAAGTGCATGGATTAGTTCATGGGCAACTGTAACAGGAACTGAAAGCAATCCAACTATTAGTAATGGTGCTACAATGAGCTTAAACGGTTCTGTTGTAACTTCAGGCGGTACTGCACTTTCAGATGTAGTAACAGGAATTACAGCGGCTGGTATTGCTGGTGTAACTTCAGCAGTAGTAGATGGTAAATTAGAAATTTATTCAACTGGTGCAGATATTGTATTGGCGGCAAATGCTTCTACACTATTAGCAGAGATTGGTTTAACAGCAGGTACTTTCAAAGCACCAGCATTAACTATTGCTCCGCACACATCAGTTCCAGAATACAAGTCAACAGACACAGCTCCAAAACCAACAGGTTCTTTATGGATTAAAACTACAGAACCTAACTTGGGTGCTAAATGGTCAGTTAAGAAATGGAACAACACAACTCAATTATGGGAAACAGCGGCGGCTCCAATTTACTCAACTAACCAAGCGGCGTTATACGGTTTAGATAAAACTGGTGGCGGTGCTAACTTGGCAGTAGGTGCTCTTTACATTAACTATAATAATGCAGAGGACACTATTGTAGGTGACTTTAAAATTCACAGACGTGTGGCAACAGGTGCAACATCAATTACTTCAAGTATTGTTGCGGCACAGGTTACAGCAGGAACATACGCATTTAACATTCAAGAAACTTTAGTTAATAACGCGGCTTTACAAGCTGACAAAACTATTAGTGTAACAACTACTGGTGCGTCAAGTGATGCTGATGTTATTGCAGGTGCTATTAATAGTGCAGGTTTTGTAAATGTAGGTGCAAGTGTTGATGCAAGTAACAGAGTTGTTATTTCACACAATGACGGTGGTGACTTTAGAATTAAAGACACTGGAGGCGTATTAGCATTAGCAGGATTTAGTGCTTATGTTGATGCAAACTCAGGTACACCAAACTTATACACAGCACCAACAGGTGATAGTACACATGACTTTGTTGCAAGTAACTGGCAGGTATTAACTTATACTGCAAGTGCAACAGCAGTAACGGCTTTAACAGCTGATAAAACTTTATGGTACAGTTCAGTTGTTGACGAAGTAGACATGATGATACACAATGGAACTACTTGGGTAGGTTATCAAGATTCAACTGCTCCGTACTTTGCGGCGGCGGCTGGTGATAAAACAGATCCAAAAGGTCCAATCGTAAGTGCTACTGAGCCAACTTTACAGTCAGACAGTACTGCACTTAAAAATGGTGACTTATGGATTTCAACAGCAGACTTAGAAAACTATCCTAAGATTTACAAGT